ACCAGCCTGCATATAATACGCAGGTTCTGCTTTACCTTTAGTGTAATGTTCTGTTACAATTTCACCAAGATTAACATTTTCTTTAATAGCAATATATCTATTCATTCCTGGTGTATTAAAATATTTTAGTAGCATTGCTAGAGGAACAGCACCTTCTTCTTTTAATCCACCAGGAGTGGTTGGAATTTTAATAATTTTGAGTGGTATTCCAGTCATTTCAGAAATATCTTTAATGAATTTCTTTGCCATTGGTGATTCATTTAAAACATCAATAGCATATTGTGCAGCTGGATTTACATCTCCAGATGGAGTTTTATATGTAGTCTGCCATTTACCATTTTTGTAAAACACACGTGGATTAGAAAGATTATCAGTATGATTCATCTTCACTTCCATCCATGTTTTTTCACCACCTTTCTCCATTTTCACATCAGAAAATTTTGTATTTCCTACTGGTCTGGTCGCAGTGATCCCTGGGATTTTGTTGACGTTATCGGCAACGTCTTTTTCATACTTGTCTGATGCAGCACTCATTTATAAATCCTTGATATAGTTTTCGCCTTATATTTAGGTTACATTGATCTGCTATATTTGTTTTGCCACTGTAAAATCTTCTTTGCCAGTAAGAAAAATGCATCATTGTTTCTGATATCTTTGGAGAATACCTTATGGATACCTGTTAAAGTCGCTGAGTCTTTATGCGTCAGAGAGCGATGGATCAATGTTTTGACTGGAATTGTTGATCTGAAACATTTAAAGTCTAGAAAGATGCAATGGGCATAAGCCTCGATCTCATCTTTGCTAGAGTAGTATTCACGATTCTCGTCAATACGTTTAACCCCAGTCTTTTTGTATGCAGCAGTTCCTGGACGATAGAACTCGCTCTTACCATAGTACTGCTTAAAGTGAATCAGCTCGTGCATCATCACTTGAATAAACTTGTACTTGGTTCTATCCCAAGATCTGTCGGAGAACTGGAAGGTATCAAACCCATGAGACCATAGATGTATCTCAACTTGATTATCATCGATGTTGAATTCACCACCTATTGGTAGGAATTCTTTATCAGCTTTTTTAGGTTTCTTTTCGAGGATTTTTGTACGCCACTTACGAGCATAAAGTCGTAAGCCAGCTATATCGTTTTTGTAGAGGTCAAGATCATTCCATATTTTAGAAGGAATGAACTTGGCTCTGAATGGACGCTCATAAAAATTGAGCAGTTCCATCCAGTCTGAATTGTAGTTTTTTAGGAATTTCATTACATCCAAAAAGACCTGCTATTTTGTTAATTTATTCTCCAAAAAAGCAAGAACTTTTCCCTGCTCCCCTAAGTTAGTGTTTGCAAACTCAGTAATATGTGTCATCAATTCAAAATTCGACAATATATTGTTATATTTAGTGGCTCTACCTTTTAGAAAAGTCTCAGATTGCTCGGATCCTCTTTCTAGATACCTTTCTTTTAACATTTCATTTGGAACTTTTAAATAGACTATCTGAAGATCCACGTCTGGTAGTGTAAGTGCAAATTCCAAGAAAGATTGATTAAAGATACGATCACCCTCAAAAAGAACATGCGCTTTGGTTTCTTTAATAAACTCCTGAGCAGCTGGTTGAACTGCCATACTTAAACGATCAGTTCCAGCGAAGGTTTCACCATCTTCATATTTACCAAGAATATAGGTATTAATATCCTCACAATATAAAGCATTGACTAATTTTCTCGGCTCACATTTTCTCCATTCGTAATTGTCAATAAAAGCACGAAACAAAGTTGTTTTACCTGTTCCTGGTTGACCACCAACAGCAATTAACTTCTTCATACATTTCCCTCAATATGCCTAACATTTTCTTTGTTAGTTAAATTATGCACAATATGTACAACGTTGATCCAAGGACATATAATTTTAATTTGTTCTATTTGAATTTCATCATCTTCAAAATGAATACGAAGATCATATCCACGAGACTTTAAGAAATTAAGGGTATTTGCTTTATGAACACCAGAAGACTCACGGGTTTTCTGATCAAACTTTAAAGGGTTGAAAAAAATCTCATTTTCTATGCCTCTAGCTAGAAGCATAGAAATAGTTTCAGGTCTTTCTTCATAAGATCTTCCTGTAATTATAACATCATTAACTCCAGGAAAGACCCCTCTCAAATCTTTGTTTATGTATATAACTCCGTCGATGTCAAAAGAGTTCATTTATAATCACTTACTGATTTCTGAAAGGTATATGGGAGATTTTTCGCAACAGGACGATTATCTTTTAATTGAGCCTCTGTTAATGGCGTTAGAATTCTACGAGCCAACGCATCACATTCAAACTTAGCATCTTGCATTTTCATTTGCAAAGGTGGAGTCTTTTGAGTAATATGAGAAGCACCACGAAGGAATCCAACAACACCAAGCTCGGAAGCAACTTTACAGAATCTGAGAGCTGAGATTACAACAGATCCTGAATTAGGAGAGTCTTGTACTGATAAACGTGCCGATAATTCATAACGTGCACCGCCGAAACCATAGGCAACAATATCTAAATTCGCAATCTTATTATCAGAATTAACATAGGTTCCTCCAGGTTTCTGAAGGACAGTTAAACTTGGACCAGCATAAAGTGTCATACCATCAATAGAGGTATCACGCACACTGTTCTGACCCTTGATTACGTTTTCTTTTGAGATATGCTTAGATTCTAACCGATACTCTTTAGCCATGTTTAAGAAATCAGTATTGGCACTTCTACCAGTTCTGATGTTTTCTTGACCTTGAGTTGATCCAGCTGCCATGTTCATTTGAATATGTTGGGTAACTAATAACCCAGAATCAATCAGAGCACCCTGCAGGATTTCAGATAATCTTGATGCACCGAAACCGGAACGCATATCTGAACCAACAATCGTTAGTCCAGCATCAATAAATCTTTGTTCAATTTGTTGGGTTTCATCAGTAGAGATGAAAGTTGGAATACAATTAACAAAGTGACACTTAGCAGCGATGGCTGCATCAATATAAAACTTAGATGCAACATGAGAACCCACTGGCAGATAATTAATTACAACGTCTACCTTATGATACTTCATTAATTCAACTACACGTTCAAAGGATTCTGCAGGGATAGCACCAGTTCTAAAAGAAATTTCCTCTGGATATTCTAACATATGTGGAGCAATGCCATCTAATTCTGGACCAGAATAAACCACAGCACCTTCAGAAATACAAGCATTACTAATCTCATCAACATGGTTCATTGAACAATTAGGTCTTGCCCGAAGTGCTTCCTGTAGAGGTTTATTGACTTTTCGAATGTCTACATCAAATCCGCAAACGAATTCAATATGCTTAACAGTGTAACCCCCGATATCAGGATATGTTAATCCGATTTCATCTGTTGGATTTTCAATGTAATACTGAACACCTTCTACAAGGGACTTGGCGCAAGAACCCACGCCAACAATTGCAACTTTAATCTTTTTCATACATTCCTTTTCATTTCAGTTGTTTTAGGTTTTAAATAGACCATGGCAGAACTTTGGCTCGGATAGAGGTAGCTGCCTATAACTATATTATACTTGATCATTTACTTATAGTAAAGCTGGATTCTGATTTAACAATGGGTTTTGTAAAATTAGATTAGTATCAGCCCATGATGAATGAGTTTTTGGCTTAATCCTGTTGTATTTAATTGGATCATACTTTTCTACAAGAATAGTTCTTTCTGACTCTGTAAATTTAGTATTCCAATCACTATATGTTGCCATTATACCTTGTGATTGAACCTTTTTCAAGTCAAGCAACATATGAGCGTTAGGCTCATCTTTAAAATAATAATGCGTATTTAGATTCAAACCATAATCTACCATGACTCTAAAATATTCTGGATTCATAGAGAAGTCACTTAGATTTCTACCCTTTGTCATTAAACCAGCAACATAAGGTCTCCAATCAACTTCTGGCCATTTAGATGATATTTTATAATACTCATCGCTCAATTCAACTGTAGTCCATCCTGTAAATTCTTTCGGCTTTCTTCCACTTGACCCACATGTTTTTCTAAATTCACATAGGCATGATTCCATATTATAAACATCTAGGTGAAGAGGGCTATTCGTATTACAATATTCCATTAATTTTTGAAAATTAACTTCCATCAATTTTACTTCTTCGGGATTTGGTCTAACTCTACCAAGATCTCGTTTTGTTGATATATCTTCTCTATTGAAAAGATAACACAAAGAATCATATTGAGACCAAGTGTCATCATATAACTGTAAATCCCAGTGGTCAATATCGAAATTGAAGAACTCATAAATGGTTTGTTGAGTAAGCCATGCAGTCATTCTTCCAATACCATAGAACTCTCTAATTGCAGAATTCAATGAATAGAAATTTTCTTTTGTAGTACCAACCGTAGATTTTTGTTCAAGATAATCATAAGCACTTCCATTTACACGTTGTCTTATTGACTCAATATATTGTGGGAATTTACGCAAGCCCCATTTGGTATCTTTAGCAAAGTGGGCTTTTGGCCAAATCTTATCATGCCATTCTTTAATATGACGAGCGTCTGTATTTAAAATATCAGGAAACTGCTGTAATACAATCATAGCCCAGTGATTTCTATATGATTGTCCAAATACCAATGCATATACTGCTTTTTGCTCTTTCGTCAAATTCATTTCAGAAGATATAACATGGCCAGAATGCCAATGGTCTAAATCACCCTCTGCCATTCTAGTGAAAGCAACTCGCCTGAAGGCTTCTAGGCGGTTCTCAGGTAATCTCCAATCAGTATACTTAGATGAGTCTAAATCATATGTGTACAGATTCATTAAAAGAATCCTTCAAGTGTAGGCTTCTGTGATTTTGGATGATACTTAATCAAAGAGTCGCTACCAAGGTTCTTTTCGAGGTATGTATACCACTCTTGATCATCCCACATTGATGGGCTAATACCATTCCACAGAGAACGATTAATATGTCCAGGATGTTCTTTGTTGGTGCGACGTGACTCAACATATTGTTCACGGCAGTCTTCATACTCTTTACTTCCAAGATCCATCATTTTTTCACGGAAGTATACAACCAATGAGATACGCTCTGAACCTTCTTCACACACAATAGGTGTATTACCATGCATAACTTCATGGTTGTTAATCAGAAGCAAATCGCCTGGACGAGGATTTACTGCCACACGATACTCAGGTGCTACAAGATAGCCTCCAGTATACTTACCATTATTAGAAAGAACCAAAAGATTACTCAACCCAGTATTCAAATCACCAGCGTCATAGTGAGCAGCTGTACGGAAAGTCTTATTGACAGTGACAGTTGTGAAGGGAGTGCCTGGAACCAAGAATGCTGAATCAACTTTCTTTGCAGCTTCCATTTGATTATTGTAACGCCACGGCATCAATTCTTTGAAACCACGTGACAGTGATTGTAGAAATGGGTATGACATTTTAAATTTATCAAACTTATCACGGGTATATGAAGTGGCACGACCAAAGGGGATTCTAGGATAACGATCGAACCAACCTGCTATACCAGAGTTAACTGCATTGGCATATGTCGTGGCACTGATCATACTATCCAAAACTTCTTGGGCTTCTTCTTTAGCAGCATCTTGAGATAGTGTTTTAGTTTTATTAATCCAATCTTCAAATACAAAGTTGTATTTCTTAACCTGATCAATTAACCAAACACGTGAGCGATTAGAAACGACTGGTGATTTACCTTTGTACTTGGTTCTGATTGCTTCGATTGGATCATCACCGAACAAGTTCTCGCTCGGTTTAATGAAACAGTCAAGAATCTCAAACTCATACTCAGTTACCCATTCACGATTACCCAATTTCTCAGCACGTGGTCCAGCTGCCAGTCCACGGTTTTGAGATTCGACAGCTGCTTCACGCAAACCAAGGTAGGCTTGTTCCTGTTCTTCTTTTGTGAAGAAGTTCTTGCGGAACTTCAAAATAATTCTTTTCTCATCTGTTCCACTTGGACATTCTGAGCAATTGCGTGGTACATCGCAGTTAACTTGAGTTGCTAGGTCGCATCCAACAGGAGCATAAACATCACAATCTTCTTCAATCAAAAAATCGTAGTGCGACTCATCAACAAACTTACCAAGCAATTCTTGGCAGTCATATTTTCTCTCAGCAACAATTACCTTAACCATATCTTTCTCCTAAAACTTAAAGCCTTCAAAATCATCAGGCTTAATACGTTTACCGAAATCCGTTTTATCGAACATCGGTTTATCATCTTGACCAGATTCAGATATATTACTCTGAGCGGATGCTTCTACATTATACAACTTCATCTTCGATCTGTCAACCCCAATTACAAACTTCTTGTAATAACTTGGATCACCATAACGATTCTTTAATTGCTTCACCATCAACTGCCCAAGCCCTTCTAATTCCTCAGAGGATATCAATGCAAACATAAAGTCCACCGTTGCAGGCAAACCAAATGATTCAGAAGTATCGGTCAACTCAACATCAGTATTTGAAAAACCAGAACGAGTCGTTTGGGTTGCGCTTAAGATTGGAACTGCATACTCCACTGCCAAACCACGAAGTTCTTCTGCGATAGATTTGATATAGGTATACGAATTTACATTGGCACCCTGTTTCATTCTCGAAGAGGAACATATGTTTAGGTAATCAATAACCACAAGGTCAGGAGCGAAGTCACGTTTAATTTTCAACTCTTCAAGTAAAGAACGGAAGTGACCAGCATGAGCACCTGCCGTTGGGTACTCTTTAATGATCAACTTACCTTGTGTTTTTTTTGTAATCTTAGAAACACGACTCTCATAAAGTTGTTTGTCAAGAACACGCAACTCATCCATACTGATGTTCATTAAGTTGGCATCGATACGTTCTGCGATTCTTTCCTCTGCCATTTCCATAGTAATATATAGAACATTTTTACTTTCCAGTAATGCGGCAGCAGCAACGTGACACATAAACAAAGACTTACCAACACCTGTGCCAGCAAGAACAACATTCAATGTTTTCTTTGATAGACCACCCTTAGTGATCTTGTTGAATAGATCTAGATCAAATGCTATCTTTTCCTCAACCCTATGATAGAAGTCATAGCGATCGTTAAAGTCCTGTAGATAGTCATGACCGATATTGTTATCAAATGATACAGCCAAGGCTTCAGATAATAAACTAGGAATAGCGTCTTTAGAATGTACCAGATCTTTACCTTCAATAATTTTGATTGAAGCAAGAATAGAATTATACACAGCACGTTCTTTACAGAACTTCTCAGTCTGACCAAGTAACCATTCTACATTGGTTTCTTTACTTGTCAATTCATTAATGTAAGTTTCAAACTCAGGAATTTCTTTATCGCTTAGATCCTTTCGGTTTCCAATCTCAATGGCAAGAATTTCTGCCGAGGCAGGTTTATTGTATGCATTGAAAAACTCAATGAGTTGGGAAGCCAATATAGCTTCCCGACGATCAGCAAAATAGTCTTTCTTTAAAAAAGGAACAACCTTGCGGCAATATTCTTCATTGTGAATCAGATTCGATAATATCGACTTCTCTATTCTCATCAATCCCGCCTGTGTAAGTTATGTTATTTTGCTCAATACCAAATACAACTAATTCCATTAGGAAGTCGCCAAGGTATTCTTTCAATTCAGCATCATCAATAGTATATCCTGCATCATCATGCAAGAAGTAATCAAATGCAACTGTTAGGTTGTCAGTTTCTTTACTTTCATTAAAAGAAACTCTACCATATGAAAATATTATACCTGAAAACTGCCCCTCTGTCAACTGAAGGGCAATTTGTCCATTGCGTTCTAAGGTTTTGTGTGGTCTTATGTTCATTCTTCTTCATCAATAGTTGCAAGTTGTTGATCAATATCCTCATCTTTCATGTTGAGAATATCGGTTGTTGCTATTTGATATTTGTTTTTAACAAACTCACTGAATGACTTTTGCATAAGGATTGGTAACCAGAAGTCTTTAGTATCTGTATCTTTAATACGATACTTCTTGGCTTCTACTTCACCAGTTTCCAAATCTACTTTACTGTACCATCCATTAGATGGCTTAATGACATGGCCACTCTCAAGTGCAATATCAAGTAAACCTGACCAGCGACTGATACCACCATCAAAACTAACACTAACAGGAATTTTTGATTTCTCTTTAACATAACGAGATTTCTCCACGTTAATGATAAAGTTGTAACCGATAACTTCAGTACCTTCTTTCTCTTGTTGACGACCAAGAATAAAGATGTTATCAGCTGAGTAATAAGAACCAGTTCCACCACCAACGATTGCCTTTGGGAACATACCAATTTCCATGTAGGTATGATTTACAACAACCAAAGGAATGTCTTTTAGATTTAAGTGTGGTGTGATCATACGGAACAAAGACTTCATCTGTTTAGCACGAGTCATATCACCGACAGACTTACCATCAAGCGCATCTTCAACTTCTTTCTTTGACGCCAAGTTG